CCTTCCTGAGGTGGTAGTCTCTTCCCAAACACGCATGGTTTTACGTGTAGGGGTGACCCATCTTGGTTAGACCAAGTGCGACAACGACCGCGGACTGACGTTCAGTCAAATCCAGATCGAGGTTGAACCCGTACGGGCTGGCTCCAATCCTCTGTTTCGTTTCCTTGACAGAGGTAAGGCTAGCTCCTTGAATCGGGCCTGAGAGGCCTTCATAGAAGCATTCCATGCGTCGATGACACATGACGTAGCCGTACTGGAGGACGAGTCCGTCGCTCCCTAGCGCGCTGATGTTGGTCATAATTGCACCAGTATCAGACACGTAGTCGGCGAGCCACGAGAACGGTAACAAGTTCCACGCCGTTGATAGCGTGACTCTCGTCCCAAGGACCTTATTTGCAAGAGCTTCCGAACGAATCAGTCGCTCGCGCAATGAGTTCCCAAGTGGAATGTGGTAGCGGTATGCACTAGAAAACCAAATCCGCTCTGTTGAGCGGATGGTGCATTTTCCGTTCCCAGAATTCGCAGTGACGGCACCCGGTGATACTGCGGTGCCATACACTTCACTGCTCTCGGCCTTCTCGGACAGCACGAGACGACGCCTGATCTTCTTGTCAGAGTTCTTCAGATAGTTATTCACTATCTTGTTCCGGTGCTTAATTACATGCGCCAGAGACTCGACATCAGAGATCAACGGTAGAGCTCCGAACTCAACGTTCAGATACTCACCGCCGGCACGCTGGGCAATATTACCCCGCGCCCTTCCGGGTACGGGTGCCAGCGCCTTCGGCCCCTCAAGGATTATCTCCCCAAGGGCTTCCGAAAGCCGGAAAGACGGGTTCGTGGGCAGAGTGCGAGCAATCGCTTCTGTCCCGTAACCTATCAGCGTCGCGTTGTCCATCGGTATGGGCAATGCATCCGAAATATTGGGTGCGACCACCACAGCCGTCGGCCAAATTGCGCCGCGGTGTGTTCCGGTGGATATGTAGGTTGGATGTGGGTCATTTCGACTCACGCAGAGGAGCCAAGGCCCCCCGTTGTCCGAC